CACCATAAGTTAGCAGCCGCCCATTTGGCTTGATTTTTAACAAATTGTGCTTGGTTGAATTTATTCTTACCTACACGTTCTAGTATAGTTTGACTAGCTGGTTTTATTTCTATCAGCTCTACGTGCATTTTATTATTTTTGTCCATGTACTGAATGAAAAAATCAGGAACATAAACAGTTTGACGTTCAGTTAGGGGATCTCTGTAGGGAATTTGTACAGCTTCACTAGCCCACTTAGCTACATTCTCGTTAGTATCACAGAAGTTCATAAAACTCCATTCCCAACTTGAACGATATGTTGGAGTTTTAGTTCCAACATATTTTTCAGGGTGTTTCATTGTGAACTTGCCGCGAGCAAATTTAGCCATATTACACTAAAATGTTACGTGCTTCAAACGTGGCAGTATTGATAGCAGTTCTATAGCCTAACTGGCTAGTTTTTTCTCTGTAGGAATTTAGAACTTGAGTAATTACTTGCCCAAGCTGTATTTCAGTTAGTCCTTTTAATTTGTCTAGTAAACTAAACACACTAACATTTTCTACTCTAGCTTGATTAAGTAAGATAATAGCAGTTGAATTTGCACTTGAATTATCAAATCCACGTTTAATAAAAAATCCAACAGTAGCATCTATTTCTGCCGCAGGAAAACTTACTTGCTTTGTAAAATAATTATCAAAAACTAATTTAACTCCGCCTGTCTGCGATATAGGTAAATTTCCAGTAATCATTAATTAGCACCTTTAGGGTTAGCAGTAGTACTGTTATTTGTATTTGTCTGCGGAAACGATACCCCAGGAATTCCGTTAACAGTATTAGTTGATGTTGGGGTTAGTGCGCCAGGTGTTCCTGAATTTGCTGTAGGAGCTTGGGTATTCTGAGCATTAGATATTTGTGTAATTACACTAGATAAGATTGACCCTTTGGCACTTTCAATATCTAATGTTTGTACAAAGCTAGGATCAATAACCGTTGGATCTGGATTAACTCCACCTAGTGTACTTGGGCTAACATCATAATGACTTTGTCCAAATCCTTCTACGCCGCCTGCAGGATCTTGTGCAGGATCAGTTGAACCAATATCATACGTTACTGCTTCATACATAATTTTCATATCAAATTCACGAGGCTTACCGTCAGAATAATCAACTTTATTGTGAGTCCAACTAGTAATAATAGGATTGCTTAGAGTGTATTGAACATACTCGTGTCGAGCCATTTGATATATTTTTATATAACTAAAAAACGGATCTGTACTACCGTTGTCTAATCCGTATGATGTTGGAGTAAAATCAAATTTCTTTGTTGCATTTCTATCATAGGCACCGTTTACTTTTGCTGATAAAGAATCAGCAAAATAATAAGCATAATAATTTTGCCACAATTGATTAATTAATCCCATATTATCATCGTGAAATTTAATAGTTATTTCACCAGGCTTATGATAATATTGTACTACTTTTTTTCTGTTGTATTGATTTAGCGTTTCTGTTTGCACAGTATAGCTTGGTAAATCAATACTTTTAACTAGCATATTAATTTCTTGCCCGTAACGCTGTATAAGATTAATATTTTGTAAGGCACCTGAATTAATTCCAAACGCTACATGAAACTGAAATCCAAACTTAGGCGCTAATCTAAATTGATCAGCATTAAACAGATCTGCGGCATGTTGCCAATCGCGCAAATATACGTTTGGATTAGATTTTAAATTTTGATCGGCTGTGAATCCCATAGTATTATTTATTTAAATAATTAAGTGCGTAGTTAATGAACACTCAATAAAAAGCCTGCAACAGCAGGCTTAGTATTAACCTAATGCGTTTTTACTACTATTCGCGCCGGGTGTTTGTACTGACTTAGTAGCGCCGATTGCTGGAACAGGAGCAGTTTGTACTGCATTGTCAAAGCGGATTGATAAGTCAATCATTACCGGACCTTGTTCTTTATAATCTAATGTTTGCCAGTTAGTTGATTCAACATAGCAACCATAACATTCCCATGTTTCTAAAACATTAGGGGTTTGCGATCCATTGCCGCCGTCTAACATTTCAATACGCATTGTGAATTTGTAATCACCAGCCGCAGCCGCTGAACTTTGTTCAAAGAAGTCAAATTGTTTCTGATTTTGTTCACCAACTAAGCGACTAACATTACCGCTAACATCGTCACGCAATTTAACTGCAATAGGTTCCCAAGCTGGCTTGCCAGCATAGTGAATCTTACTATTGTAAATTTCAATAACGTTATCTTGGAATTTAACGTTAGGACGACTTGCATCTGAAACTTGTTTTGTTAGTTCTGTTGTAGGAGTGCTTACACCAAAGTTTTCAAACGAAATACGAAATCTGTATTTCAACTTTGGCATCAACATGCCTTGTGATGCCGCGCTCTGGTCGCTAGCTAAGGGTACTGTAAAGTTTGATAGTGCCGCAATTGCCATTATATTCTCCTAATTATTTGCCCAATCCTGCGACTGCGCCAGTGTTTTCTAAACGCAATGGAATGTAAATGAATTCCACTGCTTTAACTGGTTCAATTGCGATGTCAACATACAACTCGTTAGCATCAATTCTGCTTGGAGTGTTGTTTGAAGTGTCACATACAACTAGATAGTCATATAGAGCACGTTCACCTGTTAAGTTAAGCAATAATTTTTCAATTTGTTGTTTAATTTCGTTACGTGTAATTGTATCGTTAGGTTCAAAAATGTATGGCTTAGCAATAGCATTTAATTGGTAACGTAAGTAAATTACTAAACGTGCAACGTTGATACGATCTAATGAACTAGCAACCAATTGACGTGTGTACTGTCCATAAGCTACTAATCCTGTACCGCCAATGTATGTAATTGGATTTACATGAACTGCGGCTAATGTATCACGCTGTCCTGTGTTTAAAGCAGTTGGATTAAATTCTCCTGTTTGTCCGTCAACATAACCTACGCTACTTGCATTAGTTACACCGCCACGACGTACACCAGCTGGTGCAAACCATGGATAGCTAACATTGTCACTTAACGCGATTGTACGCAACATGATATGACTTGGAGGAACAACGATGTCATTACCGTATAAGTCTGTTGTAAATGCCCATGGATAGTAAACTGCTGTGTTAGCGTCTGTTGTTACTAAACCTGCTTCGCCATCGCCAGTTGCATTGTTTACGTTGTTACCCCAGTTGCTTAAACTTGTAGCATCTGGTGTTAAGCGAGCTGGAGCATCAGCAACAATAAATGATAGTAAACCGCGATCGTTATTTAGACTTACTAACGATGGCAGTGTTTCTAAATAACCTGGGCAACTGATAATATCAAATACGCGGCTGTCTTCATCGCGGATTTGTTGATTACTATTAATCAATGCGTCTAATGCTTGAACAACAACAGCACGTTGAGCTTTACGTCCAAACTGTCCAACACCGCGATAGTCGTTTGGTGCGGCACTTACCCAACGATCTGGATAGTAGTAAGTCATGTATGGCTTGCCAGACATTAATGTATTTTGTGCGGCTGTGTTAACATAACCAGTTACATATTTCTTAACGTTAAATCCTGAACGACGTGTGTTCCATAGCAACATACCCTTTGGATATAGTGCTGGATTAGGAGCATCAAAGTCAACAAAGTCACTAGTAATCAATGTACCTGATGTAGCACCTGCAATGTTCTGTGGACTTGCGGCACCTGTTTTTGCACTGGCACTATTTGTACTATCATCGTACCAACGTGCATCAGCAAAAATAATACCGTTTTGTGTTGTATGGTCTGCACTATTAACTAGTACCCATACTTTAGTTAAACTATTCCACTTGTAAAGTTGTGGCCATGTTTCTGTATTACTTGAGTTTAACCATAAGTCACCATTTTGTAAACTACCACCTGTTGAGTTTGTAGTTGGTTGTGTAGCACTAATAATAGGACCATTAATATCTGTAGTTGTTGCGGCATTAGAATATCCTACACCTTGGTTAACAACTACTTTACCAGCTGTTGAGCAATAACCTCTCCAGTATGTACCGTCATTAATCATGATGTCTAAATCAGTAATAACTGTATCGTACCACAATGTACCATTTGCAGGAGTGGTTGTTGGTGCAGTTGCACTTGGTAATACTAGCGGAGTTGCACTAGCAATTGAAGCTGTATTAGCCCATGCTGTAACAAGATATTTTCCATCGCTACCAGTTGAGCTAGGATCTTGATAGAAGTTGCTAATACTAATTGTGCCTGAAGTAGTAAATGCTTTATTAATTGGAGTATTTGTGCCGTCAGTAAAGCGAATGTCACCACCTTGTGTATGTGAAAGCACAATTTGATTGTTTGCATTAATTGTAGCTGTAACATTAGTTAATGTTTGCGCGGCATTATTAATTGCTGTAGCAAATGCTTGCGCATCAGTTGTAGCATTTCCTGTTGCTGTAAATGTAATTGCAGAACCACTAACTTGTGGAGCTGCCAACATAGTTCCGCTACCAACTTGACTTGAAGAAAACGCTGTAACTGTATTGCTACCAGATGTAAATGTGCTAGCTGTAATTACATTTGATGTTACTGTTGTAGCACCAGTTGATGTGCGTTGATAAATTTTGTAGTTAGCTAATGCAGGAGTTGCTTCTGTATCATTATATTTGATATAAACTTGTCCAACTGGAATATTAGCACCACCGCCAGTTGCATCCAATGTGGCCATAGCTGATTGATTGTTTGGATATAACTGTGTTATAGCTTGTTGAATCCAGCTAGCTGTTGTGCCATTGTAATATTGAATATTAAAGTTAGCACCTAAGTTAACTGTTGTTGTTTTAATCCATAAACTACCTGTTGGATATCCATTTGTACCTGAATATGTACCAGCTGAATAGTTACCGTATTGTGGAACTTGATAATGCGGAGCAATAGTCAATGTTGGAGCATTGTATGTTCCAGCTGTCATACCTAAAGTTGTTAAACTT